CTCGGGCAGCGGTTCAGACACCGGAACCATCGACTCGCCCAGCGGCACGCCCTCGCCCCAAGCGATGTAGCCGTGGAGGAAGCTGAACGGGTTCACCGCCCAAGTGCTGTCGGACTCAACCTCGGTCTGGTCCGCACCAAACACCCAGTGCCCCGTCTTGTCCATCTTGAGGATGGCGACGCCTTCCAGACCGGCGCCGCCGGCGTCAAGGGACTTGAGGGTGGTGCTGAGAGACTTGACGGTCTCCACCGACGGCAGGCCAGCGCCTGCGAACTTAACAAGATTAGACATGACTGTCTCCTTACTGAAGTTTACTAAGGGCAGCAGTCAACTGCTGCCCGATGAGCACAACCGGCGGCCGGGCGTCTGCCTCGTCTGCCAGGGTGTGACCGGAGCTGATGGCGGTGATGATGCCGTCGGGCATGGCGGTCTTGGTCTTCTTCAAGACCTTCTCTACCTGCGCCGGCGACTTCAGTTCAGTCACCATCAGATCTGATTCGTCAACGCCGGCGGCGGTCAGCGCGGCGATTGCAGCCGCTTCGTCCGTCCACTGGCGGGTCGCCCGCTTGGCGACCAGCTTGTATCCGGGCACGGTAGCACCCGACTCAAGCCGCTGTAAAGCAAATTCGCGCACGCCTTTGATCCAATCGTCCAGCATGTCGGCCATGCGCAGATGCGCCCCCAATTGACGCGGGTCAATGGCGTCCAGCTGCACCTTCAGCGCACGCTCGGCGGCGCCGGTCATGGCCGGGCATATGGCCTTGGCGGGGCAGAACTTGCACCACTCTCCGGCCACGACCGGCGCGGCGCGGTCTTCGCTGGCCTTGACCGCAGACCGCAACTGACGCTCAAACGCCAGCAAACGGGGCACCGACACCTCCCAACGCTTCAGCGACGGCGGCTGGATGATGACCAGTTCAATGCGGTCGGCGCCTTCAAAGACCCAGCGCGTCTTGTCGCCGCGCAGGGCAGCGGCGGCGTAAAAGAGAAGCTGTTCGTTGTCGATGGCTTCAACCGGCACACCGTCTCCGAATTTCCAGTCCACCACATAGGCCGACTTGCCGACGCGCAGCAGCAGGTCGCACGACCCGAACGCGCCGGGGATGAAGTCGCCGAAATCAACCTGCGCCTCGGTCATGAATTCGCCATCCTTGAACGGGTCGAGGTCGTCCAGCAGCGCCAGAGCGGGCGCCAGCTTGCGCTCGACCATGTCCTCGGACAGCGAGATGCCGTTGTACTCGGTGACGCCGACCAGCGACATCGGCGCCGCACCGGTCTCAAGGCACTCGGCGATGGCGTTGTGCAGAAGCGTGCCCTCGTCCGCGTACCTGGACGACGGCGCCGGCGGCACCGACGCGACCAGCGCCGCGCTGCCGGGGCAGTTTATTAGACGTTTGGCGGTTGAGCCGCCGACTACTGAACTGTGCTTCACGGGAACCTCACTAGATTGATTGCAGGCGAACTGTATCGGAATCATAAACTGGTTGACAAGCCCCCCGGCTGAAGATTTACGATTGGCCCCGCAACAACAACAGGAGTGTGGACGATGTCTTTTTACGGTGACTTCAGGGCCCAGCATTTTGGGACCCCAATGACCGACGCCGAGTGGCGCGTTGAGTTGATGGACTGGGTGGCGCGCCACCCGACTGAGGCGGGCGAGGAGTTGTCCCAGCACATGGACGACGACCTCGTCGCCAAGCTGGTGACGGCGCCGGAGGAGTTCGCGCGGGATTGCGTTGAGATCCTCAAGTCTCACATCATCGCCATGGCGTGCCGCGCGTATGACGCCTGACTTCCTTCGCGCCTACGGGCGCCTTTACCAGCTGGGCTGCGTGTCTATGAAGCACTTCCGCGACCTGCCGCCTGACGTGCGGCAGGGGTTCATTGACTGGCACGTCGCCGAGTTCGGCGGCGACTTTAACGATGCGTGGGACACCGCGCTGGACATGCTGGCAGAAGATGAAAGTTGGGAGGACCCGTATGCCCGCGCACCATAAACCGACGCCGTCCGGCGTTCGCGACCCGCACGGCGGCCCGCTGCCGGGCGACGCCAGCTATCGCCTGCACTTCACCGACGCCCAGTCGTTCAGCGCCGCGATGGCGCTGGCCGCCCGACTGGACGCTAAGGGCTTGCACCGCCGCGCCTGGCGAGTGCGGTGGAACTTGGACGGGGCGCAGCCGGCGTACGAGCCAGTCCGCGATGTGGAGTACGACGCAGACGACAGCGAGGCCCAGCGCCTCATTAAACGGGCTCAGATGAGTCATCAGAGGATCGGCGATGCCATCGGCGTCGCCAAGCAGACCGTCACCAAATGGGGTGCGGGCGGGCAAATAGGGCCAGACAAACTTGAACGCCTGAAGGCGTTTGTGGAGGGATTGAAATGACTATTGACCAGATGTGGGAGCGCTTGGCGGCGCACCAACCCTACGCCGACGAGCGGGGCTACGGCGAGGCATGGGCCGTGATGCGCGCCGAGCGAACGCTACAGGCGGCGGCGTGGGCGGCGGAGGCCGCGTGGGCAACGGCGGATGCGGCGAGGGTAAATGCGGCGCGGGCGGCAGATGCGGCATGGGCGGCGGCGAGGGCGGTGGATGCAGCGATGGAGGCGGCGAAGGCAGCGGCGGAGGCGACGGAGGCGGAGGCGCGGGCGGTCGAGTGGATCGAGAAAGCGGAGGGACGGGAATGAGCAAGTTACGCGAAGCGGCGCAGGCCATTGTGCAGTGTTTTGATACGCACGGCTTTGTGCCTGAACACCGGATCAAAGCCCTGCGCGACGCGCTGGCCGAGCCGGAGCCGGAGTACGAACTCTGGGGCGCGCTGGCCGGTGGCCCCGGCGCTCGGTGGCCGGTTGAGCAGATCGAGGAGTTGGTTTGGCCGGATGGGACGGCGCTGTACGTCCGCGTGGAGAGGAAGAAATTGGAAAGGGGGCAGGAATGATTTCTTACGAAACCATAGAGGCACTGGAGACGGAGTTCCGGGATCGATTGAAAGCGGCGGTAGCCGCCGAGCGAGAGGCGTGTGCGCGTGTGGCTGAAGACCCGGATAGCTTCGACTCAACGGAATGCGGCGTAGATGTGGCAAAGGACATTGCAGATCGAATCCGCGCAAGGGGGAACACATGACTGAAAACGACTTCATTGAGGCGCTGCTGTTCAAGGCGCCGGTTCGGGGCGAAGCGCCGGACCTTGATGAGAAGCGCCGCGCGGCGCTGGACTGGCTGGGCGAACGGTGGCTGTTGCACAAGGCGAACAGCCCGGCGAAGCGCGATGAGTGAGAAGCTCGTGGAGCAGTATTTGGTCAAGCGCGTCAAGGCCGCGGGCGGGGTGGCGTATAAGTTCGCCAGCTTGAGCCACCGCGGCGTGGCGGATCGTATCGTCTGCCTGCCCGGCCAGACGTGGTTCGTCGAACTCAAAACAACCGGCGGGCGCCTGTCCGAGCTGCAAAAAATCTTTGCGGAGGACATGCGCCGGCTGGGCCAAAACTACACGGTCCTGTGGACCAGAGATGAGGTGGATAAATGGCTATCAAGTATCTGAGCGTCTGTAGCGGCATTGAGGCCGCTACGGTCGCTTGGCATCCGTTAGGTTGGGAAGCGGTCGCGTACAGCGAGATCGAACCGTTCCCCTGCAAGGTGCTGGCGCACCACTACCCCAATACGCCCAACTGGGGCGATATGACGAAATTCAAGGAGTGGCCGGATGCAACAATTGACGCTCTTGTCGGAGGAACCCCCTGTCAGTCCTTCAGCGTCGCAGGACTGCGGCAGGGACTTGAAGACCCCCGTGGCGAACTCATGCTTACCTACCTTGCAATCGCTGCACGTTACCAACCTCGATGGGTTGTCTGGGAAAACGTCCCCGGTGTCCTGTCATCCAACGGAGGACGGGATTTTGGTGCCTTCCTCGGGGCGCTGGGGCAGCTGGGGTATGGGTGGGCCTACCGGGTGCTGGACGCTCAATGGTTCGGAGTCGCCCAGCGCCGCCGTCGTGTGTTCGTTGTCGGATGTTTTGGAGACTGGGAGCGTGCCGCAAAGGTACTTTTTGAGTCCGAAAGCGTGCGCCGGGATACTCCGTCGCGCAGAAAATCGGGGGAAGAAACTGCCCGAAGCTCTATCCCAAGCGTTGCGGGCAGCCTTGACACCGAATGCGGGGGAGGAAAGTTAACGCACCAGAGTGCCGCTAACGGGCACATTGTGGCCTTGCAGGATGTCAGAGCGGTCAACAAAGCGCAGAACGGGCGGGGATGGAATGATGATGGATCTGCGTACACCGTAGACACCCATGCGACACAAGGCGTGTGTGTGCCGTCATTCTGGAACGGCGAACAGGTAACCCAGACTCTGGACGCGGTGTTAGCAAAAGGCCAGACCATGCCGGAGAAGAACCGTTTTCCTGCGGTGTTGGTGCCAGACGTAGCCAGAACCTTAAACGCCAGACATGACTCTAGCCCTTGCGTAGATCGGGGGATGGATGTGGTGGCGTTTCAGCCGACGCTGTCGTTTAAGCCCGGGCAATCCGAGGCGGCAGGTGGCGCGTTTGTGACCGAGGAATATGCCCCGACGCTGCAAGCCGTGAACAACGGCAGCACCGCCGTGCCGGGAGTCTTGACTTCCATGCAAGTCCGCCGCCTGACCGTCACCGAATGCGAGCGGCTGCAAGGCTTCCCGGACGGGTACACAGACATCCCCGGCGCGAAGGACGGCCCTAGGTACAAGGCGCTGGGCAACAGCATGGCAGTGCCTTGCATGAAATGGATCGGAGAGCGGATATGCAACTGAGAACCTACCAGAAGGACGCCGCTCAGTTCCTGCGCACGACGCCGCGCAGCATGGTGCTGGCGCCGGTCGGCGCCGGCAAGACCGCGACCGCGCTGACGGCCATGCAGGCCGCGCTGACGGCCGGACAGGTACGTCGGTGGCTGGTCGTCGCGCCTAAGCGCGTGGTGACCGCTGTGTGGCCCGTGGAGGCGCCCAAGTGGGCGCCGGGGCTGCTCATGTCGCTGGCGATTGGCACGCCGGCCCAGCGGCTGGCGGCGCTGGCCGCGCCGACCGATGTGGTGGTGACCAACTACGACAACCTGCAATGGCTGGCCGAGCAGCCGCTGGCCTTTGACGCGGTGGTGTTCGACGAACTCACCCGGCTGAAGAACAGCAGCGGCAAGCGGTTCAAGGCGTTTGAGAAGGTCATCGGCAACATCGAGACGCGGTGGGGCCTGACCGGGTCGTTCACCAGCAACGGGCTGGAGGATGTGTTCGGGCAGTGCAAGATCGTGGACCAGACGCTGCTAGGCCGCAGCAAGGGCGCCTTCCTGCAACAGTACTTCACCTGCATCAGCCGCGAATACGGCGACTGGGCGCCGGTGCCCGGCTCGCTGGAAAAAGTCATGGCCCGCATCAAGCCGGCCACCTTCCTGCTCGACCCTGGCGTATACACCACCACCCTGCCGCCGCTGCATGTCGTGGAACTGACCACGCGCATCGCCGACCGGGCGCCGTATGAGTCAATGAAGAAGAAGTTTGTTGCGGAAATAGGCGACGTGAAGGTGTTGGCGCTGAACGCCGGTACGGTGACCGGACGTCTCCAGCAGCTGAGCGCCGGCTTTGCCTACCACAATGGAGAGACGCATTGGTATTCGGAACACAAGTTGGAGCGGCTGGATGAGCTACTTGAAGAAAATCAGTTCGCGCCTACAATAATCGTTTACAACTATCAGGCCGAGTTGGCGGCGCTGAAGGCGCGCTATGGGGCTAGGGCCGTAACAATGGAGGATCCTCGTGCTGTCGAGCGCTGGAACTGCGGAAAAGTATCCATCCTCCTGCTGCACCCCAAGTCAGCCGGACATGGCCTTAACCTACAGCACGGCGGGAGCAAGATGGTTTTTCTGTCGCTGCCTTGGTCGCTGGAAC